AAGTTAAATTTCAAATCGTTAATATGAAGTATTTAGATTAATAAGATATTTATAATAAAAACAAAATGTTAAATAATATAAAATTATTAAATTTTACATTATAACCTATAAAAATTAAAAAAAAAATAACACAAAAGATATGGCAAATTATATTATAAATGAATGTTTAACTAATGATGTATACATTCTTTCTGCAGCAACGTTAACTTTGGGGGCCACAGTAGAGTTCGATATTAGCGAGGCTCGATTTTGTGGTACTGTTGGGGCAGTAACAGAAAGCGCGGAAACTCTAAATATATCCTTTGTTCAATTACACGACGATTGTTGTACGTGTTTAAGTGGTCTTACAGAGTCTTTAAATTTTAAATTTATAGGATGTAATGACTTAGAAGTGTTTAATATTGAAGCAACTAATTTTTGTCGTGAATATGGTACTCCTACAACAGGTATTACTTATGAAATACAATTTGGTTCTGAAACACCATTTTGTGCTACTTTTGATGAGTTATCACTAACGGGTGAAACAAATTATCATTACAGTTCAGGGCCATTTTTAGATTGTGAAGATTGTAAAAATCTACCACCATTATCGTCTAACACTGAAACCACCATATGCCAGGAAATATGCGACAATTCGGTAATTACAATAATTCCTCCACATCCAACCTATACAAATAGTGCTGGTAGAGAAGTTGTTCAAATGAACGCGGTTCTTATTGGTGGTAACGGATTAAACGGGTAATTAGTAAGACTAATAATAAAAAATACAAGAAATAACCTTAATTATTTTAAGGTTATTTTTTTTTGTCAATATTTTTACTATCTTTGTACTTAAGATAATGTAATCAACATACAACAAAAAAATGAAAATATATTTAAAGAGGGTTCTAAAGAGATGGTACACTAAATTTACTCTTTGGCACAAGTATCGATTTTTCACAGAAAAAAGTCGACTATCGGAAAATGAAAAGATTTGTACCGCAATTTGTCGTAGACTTATTAATCATCCTGATTCTAAATTTTTAATTGCTCCACTATCAGGTAAGAAATATATCAAGAATGTTACGTTAGGTTTATTTATCCTTATGGACGATAGAAAAATTAGTATTACCAATCACGTATACCATTATGATATAGTTTTGTCTCAGAGAGATTGGGAAAAATTAAATGTTTTGTATGATAACAAAACAGAGATTATGAGACAAGGGTACGAAGATGAAATAAAATCACAAATAGTTCATTCTTTATCATCAATATTAGAAAAAATTGCTTAACTTTGTAATATGAAAAAATTAATCACACTCATCGTTTTAGTCTTAACCACATGTGTTGGTTTCGCTCAGGTTGAATCCTCTATTAAGAAGGCGGGGAACTTCTATGAGTTAAGTGATTTATGGGTTAAAGATTCCGTATCCGTTAAGTTGTTACTTAACACATACAAGATTGATATCACTAATCTTGATTCAGTTAGATTTTTCAAGGACTTCAAACTTAATCAAACGTTACATAATGAATTCACATACGATTCATACGTATATATCCAAGATAAGAAAACAGGGGTTGTCACATTAGATAGTATTCCACATACTAATACTCATCCTAAGTTAGGTAAGTATGTTTTAATCTACTGCTTTGATGACTACACTGATAAGAAAATTATCAACATCAAAGTGTTCTAAATAAAAAAGAGGTCTAATGACCTCTTTTTTTTTTATTCTGTATAATCTTTAATTTTAATTACAAACCTTCTATTAGGTTGTGTTTGGTCAGTAGTAGTTGATTTTTCTTTTGTCCATCCTGGCCCGAACTCAGTCGTTTCACCTTTACCAATAGGGGTCATAACAATACCCGTTTTCTCTTTAATCATATTAGCGATTGTATTTGCTCTTTGTTGTGATAAACATTGATTATACTCACCAATAGTTTTAGATGATTGACATGCAGGTAATTTACCAATTATTCTATCGTTAGGGTCTTTATCTCTTGATGAATATCCGATAATTAATGGGACGTTTTGTAATAAGAATTTACCATACTTAGGATATGTTTTCAAGTAACCATTTAAATTAGAAATAAATTTATCAATCTTATCTTGAGCTTCAGGTTTTAATTCTGTTTTGTCAAATACGAACGGTTCTGTAATATCCAAACTAATATTAGTCGGTGTTGGTGTTGTTTTTTTTGATGACCCACCAATTGTAACTTCAGTACCAGGTCTTGCGCCAGGATATAACATCACATAATACCCTTTTCCACCCTTCTTATAATACATCATAGGTGAAATGGTAGTATCTTTAGATTCGGTCATTCCGATTGATTTTAAGACACTTATGTCCTCTGCAACAATATTACCCGTGTAAACAACTGGTTTACCGATTGAGGCCTTATTAGGAACACCTTCAGGTGCCACGGCAATAAATTTGTATCTTACATTATTATATTGTCCAGGTTGTATATCAGAACGAACTATATCATTCCAATAAAACTCTGTGAATTCGATATTTGTTCTATAGTCCTCGTCAAGTACTTCACCTGTTTTAACATCTACTTTGAAGTCGTATAACTCCCCGTTTAATGCGTAGTCTGGTTTTACTTCACCTGTTGATTTATTAAATAATACCGTGTATAATTTTCCATCAATAATTTTAAATCCTAAACCTGTTGCACCTAACTTATAATAAGTTTTTTCATCATCTTGTTCAGATAAAATTCTTTTTACCATTCGAATAATATCACCTTCGTTAAGTTTAATTACTTTCTTTTCACCAACAACTACAGTGTCTTTTTTTATTTCAATCCACTCTTTTAGAGTTGTGATTGGTACAATACTTTTTTTACCTCCAGGTGTTTGGTTTATATTATTACCTTCATCATCACCAGATGTTAAAGTAGGGTGATTCTTAATATAATTGGAGATGTTTTTTGCTTTATTTTCCATCTTTTTAATTTTCTTTTTAGGGGTACTCATTTTACCGTCATAACTGTCGTATCCCAACTCAGTATTGACATACTTTGATACGGGTGTTATAAATGGTTGTAACGACTCTTTACTAAATTCTCTAACACCAGGTTGTAAAGGAGAAACATAGGACCCTCTACCCCCATTACTGTCAGAAGTTGCCTCGAGTAATACTTTCTTTATTAATTGATTTAGCATAGATATTTTAGTATACTTATAAATATATCAAAAAAAGATATTTTCACAATGGAAGAACAACAATTATTTGGAAAACTATTCGACACAATACCTCTACTAACTGAGGACCATTTAGACGTGCTACTACAATCTATGGATAAAGACAATGCTTCATACCTATTAATACAAGCGGTTAAGAAGGCATACCACGAGGGGGTTTATTCTTTAGGTGAGGCAGAGGTTGTATCAAGAGCAATTAGAGTTATGTCAAAACAGGAAATTAAAAATGAAACAGAAGATTAAATTAGCGTTAATCGCTCACGACGGTAAGAAGGCCGATATGGTATCATTCGTAATGAAACGACTACCTTTCTTCACTTCAGATAATGTTGAAGTAGTTGCCACAGGTACAACAGGAAAACATTTAAAACATGCTGGATTAACTAAGGTTGAGACGATGTTAAGTGGTCCTATGGGTGGTGACGCTCAGATTGCGTCAATGATTGTAAACAAAGAAGTCGATATAGTTATATTCTTTATCGACCCCTTAGAAGTTCATCCACATCAAGTAGATGTTAGTATGTTATTAAGAATTTGTAATGTCCATGACATTGCAATCGCTACGAATTATTCTACCGCTAGTAGATTAATCAGTCCCTTAGAAGATTAAACCGTTAAGCTATCAACAGGTTCATCTGTTGCTGACGCAACTGTAGTTCCAGCGGGTGTTTGTACTCCTGCGGGTGTTTGTACTCCTGCAGGTGTTTGTACTCCTGCGGGTGTTTGAGTTCCCGAACTTTTACTCAAATCAATACCCGTACAAGCATTAATTGCGTTCATAGTATTAGTACCGTATATACCATCCTCAACTAATTTTTTAGATATCTTAGTACATTTATCGTTAATTTTAACTTGTACATCTAAAACTTTTTGTTTACATCTTGTAGGATTTTTAGTTGTTGTACAATCTACTTTTCTATCTTGGGATGCAGGAGCTGCGGTTGCAGGAGCTGCGGTTGCAGGAGTTGCGGTTGCAGGAGCTGCAGTTACAGGAGCTGGTGTTTGTTCCATTAATCTATTTTTATACGTGTTATGTAAATTTAAAATAGACTCTTTTTCAGATTCAGTTATTTTTATAATTTTCTTCATTTTAATAATTAATAATTTAAAGTTTAGTCAATACCATATCTAAATCTGTATCTGAAGGTATTGTTGGTTGTTTAACTTTTGTCTTAGTATTTGTCTTAGTATTAGACGATTCTTTACCACAAGAATAATTGGCCATAGTTCCGTCGACCAATTTTTTTCTACCATTCCCGTAATAAACCACCCCATCAATTATGTAAGCAATACTACCGTCACTCAATTTTGATGATTTCGCTTTTGGGTTGTTTGGAATACAAGGGAATTTTTCAAATGACTTATCATCAGTTTTTCCACCTGTAACGGTTTGACCACCATTAGGTAATTCATCACATAAAGCGTCAAAAGCTTTTTGAACGTCACTTTGGAAGTCTTCCCCCCAAAATTTTGCATTTCTACCTTCTATGGCAAATTCTTTAGTTTTACAAAAATATCTGATTTTACCCTTACCATCTTCTTCGACACCACCAGTGTAATCACCAACTAATTGATATGTTGTGTCAGGCTTAGTAACTATTGTGTCAGCGTTTTCTTTTGTAAAAACAGTACCTTTAAATAATTTTAATTCACTACCACTACCTTTTCTTTCCATTTCAAGATAATTATTAAGTGTTAAACTAAAATTAGAATAACTAACAGATACCCATGACCCTGAACCAAACGATGCTTCGGGGATATATTGTTTTTTAGTTGCTTCTTTATGAAGATTTAGAATTCTTTTAGATTCTTCTTCATTTAAAAAATATAATTTTTTCATACCTATTTCTGTTTAATATATAAATATCTGTTTTTTCGAAAAAAAAGTTGTGGATTCAGTATATTTACTTATCTTTGTAATGTGGTTGAGGGAAACGATTCAGATACAACTAAATCAATCATAATGGTTAGGACGAAAACCTCCTAATTTGAACGGGATAGAAACGATTTAGATACTAAGTCCCGTTCTTTTTTAAATCCAAATAACAAATTGGTCTTTACCAACTCTAAAAGATAAATCATACGATTCTCTAAAAACGGTAATTATAAGTAATTTCCAATAGGAGCCACCACCATGTTTTGGTACTATGACCATAGCGATTTCTTTTTCTTTTGATTTAATAACAAATGCTACATCATCTTTAATCTCTCCTGTGGTAATTCCTTCCGCAATTTCTCGTCTACAACTCTCAATTATATATTTTAATTCACCGTTAGATATTTCTCTATCATTATAATCAGGAATATCAGTTCTGTTTTTTCTTTCATATGCGTGGGTAGTTCTATCAATCTCAAAACCAAAGGCAATTTCTATTTTGGCCATAATATGCCCAATTTTCTTTTCTAATAATAAATGTTCTTTGATTAATCTACGTAATTCGCTCATATAATATAAATACTTGTAAAACAAAAAAAGGGACGATTACTCGTCCCTTTTCATATTATTTAAGATGTTGATTATCTCAATTCTCTTAAGTCGAATGTTCTAACTCCATCAACTGTGATACGTCCGTAGAAACGGTTGTTAACCATTTTCTTAGCGTAACGTGTCATAATACCTTTAATAGGTGTGAAGTTGAATGGGTTATACATTGTAGGTGTTAATTGTAATGGTACATACGGTGCGTAGATGTAACCTGTGTCTAACAATGACGTTCCTTTATGTCCTACTAACACTGTGTTAGCTGGGAAGTAAGGGTCACGGTAAACTTGGTAACGACCTGCTAATGTTCCAACTCTTTCAATACCCATGTTGTATTGGTCTTGCTCTGGAGACGCGTTAGATACGTGGAAGTACTCTAAATCATCAAAAATAGCCGAAATCTCAGAAGAAACTACAATCCAGTTAGCTCCACCTCTTAATGTAGATTTGTGGATTTGTGCTGACAATTGGTTAATTGCAGTAATTAATGTTTGATTCCAATCTTTTTGAGTATAAGATGTAGTTTGAGAAATTCTTCTCCATCCGTTGTAATCCCAACGTAAGTTCCATGCCGCACCTTTACGTAAATCTCTTAAGATTTCACGGTCGATTTCAGCAGCAACTTGTTCAGATAATAAAGCCGTTAATTCAGCTTCAGCATCGATGTTGTGGAATGCAGCAACGTCTTGAGCTAACTCAGGAGACCATTGTGCTCTTAATTTTCTTTCTGTAACAGATACAGTAACTGAATCTAAATCGAAAGAAACCTCACCGATTTTATCTTCAAATTCTAATTGTTCGTAACGTCTGAACGCTGCGTAGAATGATGTTCCTGAAGACGCTTCAGTAATAGTAGTACCTGTGTAACCATCTAAAGATGTAGAATCACAATCAGCACATACTGGACAAGATAAATCAACTTCTAAGTAGATACATCCGTTAGCGTCACATACGGTTTTAAACGAACCACCGTTACCTGCAGGGTTATTACCTGATGCCGCTGGCCAATTAGTTTGAACTGTATTACCGTAAGAAACGATTCCTTTACCATATTGTTGAGTAACAACTCTGAACAATAAAGCTCCTGTTGATACTGGACATGGTGTTGATGCAGAAACGTCTAAACCTGCACCTGTGAAGATAATTAAATCAGATAAGAAAGATTCTGTATCCATTTCATTACCATCAGGTCCGATTAATTTACCTGCTCCTGTGTCAGCAAAACCACACATTTTAATGATAACTTTTCTTGTGTTACCTGAAGCAATTACTGCCGCTCCGTCAGTAGTTCCTGAAATATTAGCATCTACTAATGAACCATTAGTCCATTTTTGGATTGAGGTTGTAGCAGTGATTGCTGACCAACGACCTTTTGAATAATCGAATAAACCTGCTGGGTCTAAACCTGGTTCAGTTCCTTCGTAGAATAAGTCATAAAGGTTTTTAGCAACCGCTCCAGTTCCTGTGTAACCTGCATTTTGAGATGTTGGTCCGTTTGGTGCTCCTAGTGGTGCGTAGTGGTCTCCTGAAGATACATCACTCCATGGAGTGTTAGTACCACCTGAATACCCTTGAATTTTAGGTACAAAGAAGAATAATTTACCGATTGGTAAATTCATCGCTTGTACTGATACGATGTCATTCGCTAATAATTTAGAGAATACACGTCTTACGATAGGGAATACAACAGTTTCAAATGAACCTGAAGACCCGTCAGACGTTGCTTCGTTAATTAAGAAAGACGCTTGGTTCTCATATAACTGAGCTACGTTTTCTTTTAGGTGACCTTTAAGGCCTTCTAGGAATCCTAATTTATCCCATTTGTTGATAGTATCTTCTTTGATAACTTTAAGGTGTTTTAACCCGATGTTACCAACAAGACCTGATTCTAATAATGCTCCCATTTTTTTGGTTTTTATTAATTTTTTAGTTTATTTTATTTTAATTTTGACATTAAATCTTTCATTCTTAAGAACTGAGGATTTTCGTATGTTTTAGACTCAATCAAGTTAGCCGAAGAACCTGTTGATGGAGAACTTTGAATGGTTCTTTCCATTGATTCATTCATTGGTTGACTTGTCGTAGCCGAAAGGTCATCTTTTAATGTCTTATACAAGTTTTTAGATTCTTTAATAGTTTCAACACTATCAAAACGTCTTAAGATATTAATCTTCTCTTGTTTTGATGTCGAATGTTCTGTAAACAAACGTGTAGCATAAGCTAAGTTTGAATTAAACACTGCAACTTCGTTTAATTTATTTCTGAAAACGTTAAGTGCTTTTCTGTACTCTTCATTTTTTTCTCTAAGAACTTGTAATTCTTTGTTATCAACACTCTCTTTTTGGATTGCGGTATTAAATTTAGAGTGAGCTCTTGGTTTTGGTAAACCACCCTTTCTAAAGTTAGAACCGTTTCCTAAAGTTCTTGATGCTTCTTTGGTTTCAACCTTTTTAACAGTTTTCATATCACCGTCAAGATTTTCACCGTCTTTGTATTCAAATTTCGCTTTACCAGTACCCATAGTTTTATTAACTGTTTTTTTCACAGTTTTGAAACCACCTTCTTGGTTAGGTTTGTTTGAGTATACTTTTTTCTTATTTGGATTTCCCATGCCAACACCCTTAGGTTTGATTGACATCTTTTTAGATTCCATAACAGGTTCTTCTTCCATATCCTCGTCTTCTTCTTCGTAAGATTCGTACATTTCTTCTTCTACTTCATCTTCTTCAGATAGACCCATATCTTCTTCACCTTCTTCTTCGTTGAATTCAATTTCATAAACAATTTCTTCACTGTCCATTCCTTCTTCTTCTCCGAACTCTAATTCATCTTTTTCAAAATCCATTTCTTCTAATTCGTCGTTATCTTTTTTAAATACTCTATCAATGATGCTATTGATGTCTTCGTCTTCATCGTCTTCCATACCAAAATCTGACATATCATCCATTTCAAACATTTCTTCAGAATCATCCATAAATTCTTCACCTTCACCAACAATCATATATTCTTTTTCAGAATCTTTAAGATTGATATTACCTGAATTATCTTTGGTAACCACGATATTATCTTCAGGTCCCATTAAACTAAATACACGTAAGATTTCATCTTCGTCGTCAACGTCGGTAAGGTCAATAGTTTCATCGTCATCCATAAAGTCATCCTCCATAGAATCTTCATCATCCATATCCATATCTAAATTATCAGTATCCATTTCCATTCCTTCGTCGTCAGACATATCGTCTTCCATTTCAGGCTCGTCCATTTCAACATCCGTTTCAATCTCGTCTTCTTGTTCAGTTAGAGATTCTTTTACTAGTTCTTTGATTTCTTCCTTCATAGTTGAAGCAAGTATTCCTTTTGCATTTTCCGCAACCGCTTCTTCCAAATTTTTCATTTGGATGATTGCTTCTTCCACTAAAGATTTTTCTTTCGCCATTTGTATGTTTTTAATTTACTATATAAATATCTCCCAATATCAAAAAAGTTTTAATTAAACTAATTTGATAATTGGTTTTTTATTTATTATAAATATTACCATTTTGATAAAAAACAAAAAAGGGGACAAATGTCCCCCTTTTATTATTATTGAAATGTAAAGATTTTATTCTATCACTTCATCTATTTTACTTTCAACAATTGCAGTTAGTCTCCAATCCTGTGTGTAGTTCTCAAAAACTTTCGTTACTTTGGCCTCAACATCAGTAGGGTTATAACCTTTTACTAATTTTTCTTCTCTTAATTTTTTAAGTTTTCCCGATTTTTCATCAATCATATCGGTTGTGATTTTTGCAATAAAATACTTTTCGTCCATGTTATAATTTTTTTTTAATATCCTAAATAATCGTTCAATTTTTTCATTAAGTCAAGTGATTTATTTCCACTTTCCCCAACTTGTCTTTCGACTTTCATTTTTTTCTCCTCTTCCAAGTTCTCCTCAAAGTTAAATCTATCTTCAGGATTTTGGAATAAATACGCTCCTGGTGTTGATGGTGAGGATACTAAGTCAAAACAGATTAATTCAAAATCTTCTTGGACCTCATTCTGTTCACCAACTTTTTTAAGGGAACCAACTCCTCTTGAAGAGATTCCTAACGTAACTCCTTGTCTTAGGTAATTAGCGGCTAAATCTCCTTTAGTTGATACAATACCTCTTTCGTGGAATCCTGGTGATGTAAGTAATTGTATCTTACCCATTAGTACAGGACCTTCCCACCATATTTCAGTTATTGCATGAGAAACTCTATCTAAATCAATTAATGACGATTCAGGGTGATTTAACTCTGAAAGAGCGGTGCCCTTTTCTATCATTTTTTTATAGTTTTCTGATTCTCTTTTTAAAATACGTTCAGGGTATATTCTACCATTTCTGTTTGGGGTATTATATTTCTGTAATACCGCATAAAATTCAAATGGTTTAGAGTGGTCTAACATATTACCTTTAGATTCTTTAATAACCTTAGCATTATGTGTATCTGTTGGTGATACGTAACCCGCATCGTATTCTATTAATATACCTTTACCTATTTCAGTTGGTTGTAAAATTCTTAAATTCATCTCAAATGTTTTATTATAAATATTAAACATTCTCTAATTGTAGCGTATCATCGTTTGTTTTGATTTTTTTAGTTAGATAAAAGTTGAAGTAATCGTTACCGATAAAGTTTTCGTAAAAAATTCTATTAGTAATATCTTTAAGTGAATCTTTAATTTCTTTTGATTTAAAGTCATGTCCTTCATGATTTAAAAAGAAATTAATCTCTAAGTTCATAAAAGATTTTTTACCTTGATTTAATCCGCTGGACCTTAAATCTAAATCTACTATAAATTTATCATCAAATAACTCTTTATCTAAGGATTCGTAGACCGAATGTTTTATGGCTCTGCTCATATTGAGAACTGTCCTTGTCCAATTTTCGCACTCTGTAGTTGGTTCTACCCATGTTTGGATGTTAAGATAGAGTGACTTTAAATTCATCGAATCAACTGTTCCATATACTACCTTGGCAGTGTTGAATCCGTGAATGTGTGAGGTTTTACCCTTTTTCATTAAATTTCATAATTTCTAAGTTTATTGTTTTAATAAAAATAGGTATATTTACTGCAATAGTCAAAATAAATATAAACTCACAAAAATATGTTAATCGTAAAAGTAGACAAGAATGTAACGCTTGAAAAAGCATTAAAAATTTACAAAAGCAAAGTCATAAAGACAAGACAAAGTAAGGAATTAAATGAAAGAAAAGAATTCCAAAAAAAATCTGTTAAAAATAGGAATAAGATTTCAAAAGCGAAATACGTTCAGAAAAAATATAAATCAAATAACGATTAAAGATTCTCATTCAAACTTTTAAGTTTGAAATAAGTTAACTTGTCGTATTTTTCTGAAATTACTTTATCAAGAGT